AAATCTTGGTGGAACGCACCAGTGTATGCTCCTGACGGAATTGTAAAAGGAGAATCTTTACTTGAAGAAGTACTTGCTCCAGTAGTAAGGTCGACAGTTAACTATGGGTGGGAAGGTCTAGATGATATGACCTATGGTATCCGTAGTGGTGAGTTAGTTACTTTTACTGCAGGTACTGGGCTAGGTAAAACTTCTGTTATAAAAGAATTAGTTTATAATCTATTTAAAAATACTGATTCTCAAATTGGTATGATTATGCTTGAGGAAAGTCCTAAGATTACTGCACTAGATATTATGAGTGTCGAAGCTAACCTACCTTTAAGAAGACCAGACATTCATATGAGTGAAGAGGAAAAAAGAAAGTACTTTGACTCTACTGTAGGTACTGGTCGATTTTATTTCTATAAACATTTTGGTTCTAACTCAGTAGATAATATAGTAGCAAGAGTAAGGTATATGGCTAAAGCTCTTGATTGTAGATATATTATACTAGACCATATAAGTATGGTTGTATCCTCTCAAGAGTATGGTGATGAAAGAAAAGCACTTGATGAGATTATGACAAAGCTAAGAACACTTGTTGAAGAGACAGACATATCTTTATTACTTATCTCTCACTTACGCAGACCAGAAGGCAAAGGACACGAAGATGGAGCTGCGACTTCTTTATCTCAACTAAGAGGCTCAGCTTCTATTGGTCAGCTATCTGATATGGTTATTGGTCTTGAACGAGATGCTCAACATGATAACCCTATCATTAGAAATACGACTTGTATTAGAGTATTAAAGAATAGATTTGTTGGTATGACTGGCCCAGCCACTTACTTATATTATGATAAGGATACGGGTAGGTTACATGAAACAGAGAAGCCGACTGGAGAAGAGTTTGAAGATGAAAGTTTATAACAAAAAGGGCGAAGATGAAACGAGTATTTTTAGATGTTGAAACAACAGAAATTATTGCTGGTACCTTACCAGAAAAAATATTTCTTATTGTATGTAAAGATGACAAAGGAATTACATATTTTAAAGAGAATGATTTTGATAAGTTTACCAGTTATATTAATAGCTGTGATGAGTTTGTTGGTCATAACATAATAGGTTTTGATGCTCCAGTAATTAAAAAAGTTATTGGAGTAGACTTACATAAGACAGGTAAAGTTATTGATACTTTAGTTTTATCAAGATTGTTTGACCCAGTTAGAGACGGTGGACATTCTTTAAAATCTTTCGGAGAGAGATTGAGGTTTGGTAAGTTAGACTTCAAAGATTTCTCTGAGTACTCTGATGAAATGCTTGAGTATTGTATCAGGGATGTAGAGCTTACTGAAAAAGTTTTGGCTTATCTTATTAAAGGTAGCCCAGATTTTTCAAGTGAGGCTATTAGGATAGAGCATGAGATATCTAGAATAATAGCTCAACAAGAGAACAATGGTTTTCTTTTTGATTTAATGAAGGCAGACCTTTTGTTAGGTAAACTGAAAGAAAAGATAAATGAAATTGAACAAAAGGTTAAAGAAAGATTTATACCACTGCCAACCTTTGTCAAGATAATAAAACCTCGTTATCGTAAAGACGGTTCTCTTAGTACGGTTGGACTCAATAGTCTGGGAGAGGGGTGGGTAAATGTTAAAGGAGATTTTTCTCTTATAGAAATGAAAGAGTTTAATCTTGGTAGTCGACAGCAGATTGCTAGATATCTACAATACTTTGGATGGGAACCGAAGAAGTTTACTGATAAAGGACACGTTATTGTAGATGAAAAAGTTCTTGAAGGTATTACAGATATACCAGAAGCAGAGCTTATTAAAGAGTTTCTTCTACTGCAGAAACGAATTGCTCAAGTTGAATCTTGGGTAGAGGCAGTAGCAGATGACGGGAGAGTACACGGAAGAGTGATAACCAATGGTGCTATCACTGGTAGAATGAGTCACCAGTCGCCCAACATGGCTCAAGTTCCTGCAGTGTATTCTCCCTACGGTAAAGAATGTAGAGAATTATGGGTAGTTCCAGAAGGCTATAAACTAGTGGGAGTAGATGCTTCTGGTCTTGAGTTAAGAATACTTTCTCACTATATGAATGATAAAGGATATATAGATGCTATCATCAATGGAGATATACACATTACAAATCAAACTCTTGCTGGACTTAGCACGAGAGACCAAGCAAAGACTTTCATCTATGCCTTCATATATGGAGCAGGTGACGAAAAACTCGGAGCTATCTGTGGAGGCTCCAGAAACTATGGTAAAAAGATTAAAGCAAGATTTCTCAGAAGTACTCCTGCCCTTGCAAAATTTAGAGAGAGAGTGGACAGAGCTTCTGGCAAAGGTTGGCTCAAAGGAATTGATGGAAGAAGACTTAAAATCAGAAACAAACACTCGGCACTCAACACCTTAATTCAAGGGGGAGGAGCTATTGTAATGAAGAAAGCTTTAATTATTCTTGATAAGAAAATAAAAGAATTAAATTTAAAAGCAAGACCAGTAGCTAATGTTCATGATGAATTTCAGTATGAAGTTCTTGAATCTCAAGCCGAAGATTTTGGAAGTATTGCTGTTGATTCTATTATCAATGCAGGTAAAGAATTAGGAATTAGATGTCCTTTAAATGGAGAATATAAATATGGAAACAACTGGGAACAAACACACTAATAAAACTTTAGATACTTTAATTAAAGATATAAATAATGTTCTTACAAATATATCTAGTGGTAAAGCTCCAGATGTAAAAGAAGAACAGATAGATAAATTTTTAAACAATACTAAATTAGCTTTACTTGATTGGCTTCAACCGAGAAAAAGTTCTGGTAAAGAATTAAGAATGTCTGTGATAGGTAGACCAGCTAGACAACTTTGGTATGATAAACATTTAAAAAGAGATGATAAAGAAGAAGTATATGACCCTGCTACACAACTAAAATTTTTATACGGTCATTTACTAGAACATCTTCTTCTGTTTCTTGTTGATGTCGCAGGACACAAAGTTACTGACCAACAAAAGAAAGTACAAGTAGAAGATGTTAATGGACATATGGATTGTAAGATTGATGGGGAAGTAGTTGATGTTAAGTCTGCGTCTGCTATGTCTTTTAAGAAATTTAAAAACGGTACTCTCTATGAAGACGACCCGTTTGGATATATCCCTCAACTATCTGGATATGAACACAATGAAAGTACAAGTGGTGGGGGATTACTTGCAATAAACAAATCATCTGGAGAGATTACTTTATTTAGACCCGACGAACTAATGAAACCAAATGCAGAAAAATTAATTAAAGATTTAAAGGAGAAACTAAAAGCTAATGAACCACCTAAGAAATGTTATGAGCCGATTCCTCACGATAAGACTGGAAACTTCAAACTTCCTGTTGGGTGTGTGTACTGTCCTCATAAGTTTGTTTGTCATAGTGATTCTAATGAAGGCAATGGGTTGAGAGTATTTAAATATTCTAATTCCAATGTGTTTATGACAACTGTAGCTAATCTACCAAAGGTAGAAGAGATAACATCACAATATGAATAGAAAAAAAATAAAAATTTTAAGAAGAAAAACTAAAGAGATATTAGTTGAGTGGTTAAGAAATCTTTTACCAGAAGAAGAACAAAAAAAAGTTAACATTAAAAACATAATCTCATTGATGCCTACACAAACACATTATATAAATAACTTTCAATTACATTTAAGTGCTTGGTCTTTTAAATGGGTAATGAAAAGATTAAAAAGAAATCCTCATTGGACTTATGATGATTTAAATAAAAGTGCTCAGCCTAGTGAGAGACAATTAAGAAGAGAGAAGATGATTGATGAAGGCCCGATACCGCTCTAAGTTTGAGAAAATAGTTGTTGAAAAAATTAAAAGAAAAAAAATAAAATATAAATATGAAGAATATATTATTAAATTTGTTCAACCAGAAATAAATAGGACTTACTTACCCGATTTATATTTTCCAAAGACTGATATTTTTGTAGAGTTAAAAGGAGTTTTAACTTTAGACGATAGAAAAAAACATTTATGGATACAACAACAAACTAATTACGATGTTCGTTTTTGTTTTATGAATGCGAATAATAAAATAAGAAAAGGTTCAAAGACTAAGTATAGTGATTGGTGTGAAGCTAATGATTTTATTTGGTGTGAAAAAGAAGTGCCTTTAGATTGGATGAAATAAATGTCAACAAAAATATCGAAAGATAAAGCATATATAATATTAACTCCTAACACTCCAAGAAAAGGAGATGTTGGTTTTGAACTAATAAATTATACTGAAGACCCAGGAGTTGATACCATATCTCACGGTATAAAGTGGTTAGTTACACATAACACAGAGCTTTTATATTATATAGGAGCAAGAGAAATGGAAATGGAAGTATTAAGTTTATTAGCACAAGGAAAGGTAAAAAAAAATAATGACCCAAGTTTACACTGATGATAAAGTTATAGAGATAGTAGATAAAGTAAGAGATATTGTTTCTATAGATAGAGAAAACACACACGGAAATAAAAAAATTAATCACGATAATATTGCTAAGATGTGGTCAGCATATCTTGACACAAAAATAAATGGTCTTGATGTTGCATTGATGATGGTGTTATTAAAAACAGCAAGAACAAAAGCAGGGTGTCATAACCCAGATGATTATATAGATATGGCAGGATATAGTGTCATAGCAGGAGAATTAGCAGAAGGAGAAAATAACAATGACCAATAATAATTATCTACCTACTACATACCAACAATTTATTCACGCATCTAGGTATGCAAGATTTATAGATGAAGAAAAAAGAAGGGAGAGTTGGGATGAAACTGTAAGTAGATACTTTAATTTTATGGAGGAACATTTAAAAGAAACTCAAAAATATGTGTTGCCTAAAGAATTAAGAAAAGAATTAGAAGAACAAGTATTAAGTTTGGGTATTATGCCATCAATGAGGTCACTAATGACGGCAGGTAATGCTTTAAAAAGAGACCATACTGCAGGATATAACTGTAGTTATCTTCCTATTAACGATGTAAGAAGTTTTGATGAAGTTATGTATATTCTTATGTGTGGAACTGGTGTAGGTTTTTCTGTTGAAAGAGATTATGTAGAAGAGTTACCAACCATAGCTGAAGAATTTGAAGATAGTGATACTGTTGTCGTAGTACAAGATAGTAGAACTGGTTGGGCAAAATCTTTAAGAGAATTACTTGCTATGCTTTATAGTGGTCAAGTACCAAAGATAGATGTAACAAGAATAAGACCAGCAGGTGCAAGACTTAAAACATTTGGTGGTCGTGCTAGTGGGCCTCAACCTCTTGTAGATTTATTTGACTTTGCAATTACAACATTTAAAAATGCTGCTGGTAGAAAGCTTGATGCTCTTGAGTGTCATGATTTAGTTTGTAAGATAGGAGAAGTTGTAGTTGTAGGTGGTGTTCGTAGGTCAGCTTTAATATCACTTAGT